TTCCGTCTGCTACGCCAGCTCGGTCTTGCACCATTCGCGATTGCGTCGGGTTGGCGAAAGCTAGGTCATAATCCGCGACAACTCCTGTGCGAGTGATCGACAGATTTGATATTGCGTAAGACGCAGCAGCAGTAGTGTCGAACTTCAGCACCCCCGTTGTTGTCGCACCTGTGTAAGTGATATCGTATGTTTGAGTGCCGGTTGTCAACGTGGCGAGGCCGACAAGTTCCTGCCGCACTGTCCCGGTCAACGAATCTGCAAACGAAACTCTCGGTGCCTGACTGGTGTTAGCGATGTAGAAACTGACCCGGTAAGACTTGCCGTTGACCAGTGCAATCTCATCGGCAGTCCCGGCCTCACTAGCTGTTGCACCGATCTGAACAGCAGTAAACCCGGTTGCGCTTGCGCTTGTGAAACTCGTGTACGGATTGCTGCCGTTTACGCAGGTCGATACGTTTTGAGCCGGTTCAACTCCCCATTGGTCGGAAAATTTTACGGACGGGTTGTCATAGGAATCTTTGATTTCTGCCTCGGATAACGCCTTGTTCCAGAGGCGTCCTCTGAAAACGGCTCCAACAAATCCGTAAGTTGAGTAAGACGGTCCGGTTGCTATTCCTCGCCCAATACTCAAATGGTCGGTAGTGTTGGGAATAGCGTAGCTCGCGAGGGTTGCCGTGCCGTCGAGGTTTCCATTGATGTAAATTTTAACCGTTGCGCCGTCGTAGGTCCCTGCAATGTGATAAACACTACCCACAGTCAATGCCGACGAGGTTGCCGTTGCCGTGCCAACTCGAAATAAAATTTTGTAATCAGAATCTATGCCAAGCGTGAAACAGTCCGCAGCTTTCGATTTGCCCAAAATTAAGACGCTACCAGTAGTAAATCCGGCTTGTTTAGTCTCTGGCTGGATAATCGTTTCAACCGACAATCTGGTTGCCCCGTCGAGGATAGTCGTGTCGCCGCAATCGACATATCCAGCACCGTCGAAGTGCAGACCTTGCCCATCTGTCGAGTTGACGAGTTCGCGAATGATCTCACCGCCGCTTGTCGTGCGGTTGTATGTGTAATTAACGATGCCCATCGGTTAATCCCCCAGTCGGCCTGAGTACGCTATGTTGACCTTCCCGGTGCCACTGGCAGTCGTAAAGGCGAGTCCTCCGGTGTACCCGGCAAACGTCATAACGCCACCCGTACCATCTTCGTCCGCCGCTCCTGCCGCCAGGATTCCGGTGTAATTACCGCTTGCAGTCGTGCAGGTCGCGGAATCCGCGTCTGCCGACAGTCGGTAAAAGACCGGAACCGTTCCCACGTTCTGCAACAGCAGAAAAGCAGGCGCAGATTCAGTCTTCAGCGAAGTGTTTGTCGGCACCGTGTTGGCGGTTGTCACCGACAACTCTTCGTTTGTCGCCGCTGCGAAATTTGCCAGTGTATCATTCTGTCTTGCCATGTTCTATAATCCCCACGCTCGTTTAACTTGATTTTTGCTGAAGTCGCTCCTCCAGCCTTTCTTTGAGTTCTCTTGTCGGTGATACCCGCGCTTAATCATCTGCGCCTGGGTCGGGACAGATTGCTGTCCACCGATGGCGAAACTCGTAGGCACCGAAAGTTTTTCCCAGGTGCCTGTGCCGTCCGTAAAATTATCGAGACTCGGGGAAGTCAGGATCTCTTTGACCTCCCCGGTCTCGCGATTCTTGAACTCGATTAGCGGCATTAGTCAGCTTTATACACCGGAATCCAATATTGAACCCCGTTTATGCTGCACAACACACCTTCGATGTCACTGGCTCCTGGCGTCAAACCTGAGACCGCATACTTGGTCAGGTTTGTACTCCCATCCTTGTCGGTTCCATCTACTTTCGCATTCGTGAACTCCAGAAACGGAGTTGCGCTACCTGCCGTACTTTCATCACCGTTGTCCGCTTTTATTGCAATCGGCTCTTGCCCGCTATTTCCGCCTTTCAGTCGGCGGCCTTGCATCGGGTTTCCTACGTTTGTTGTACTCATAATTTATAATCCTGCTGCTGCATCAATTGCTTCCATCTCAGCGATAAGATCATCCCGACTGGGTGCATCAATCGCTACTTCCTCCTCGACAACCTCCTCGGTATAGGCCGGTTCACCGTTGACAGACTCCATGCCAACTACGGCATATTCGTCGCCAATCGATTCAACCGATCCCTCGACAGTGAAGCTAACCGCATCACCGACTGCCGGGACAATCATCGAGCCATCTTCATCCGCGATTTGAAGCGCGGAAATCGGTATGTCTACTTTAGGCATGATGAAACGCCCGGGAGGCTATTAACCCCCCGGGCTAATTGATTAGCTGTAGTTAGTGGTCGAGTAAATTTCCACTAGGTGCTTGGCGTTTAACACCTCGCAACCGTAGTAGAACTTGAATCCAACCGTGGTCAACTGAGCCAACGGATCACTCTTGTCCGGGCCTTGGGCGATGATCATCTTCGGTGCGTAAGCACTCATGGTCGCCAAGTTCACGCCACCGTAGGATTGGTCACCCACGACAAACGTCGAATATTTAGCACCAGCAGCAGCATATGTGTACTGCGAGGAGGAACGGAACGGATTGGTCGTAGTAACGACTCGAACACCCATGTAACGTCCGACCTCACCTTTGAACAATTGCTCAGTGTCACCGTAACGAGAAGCCTCTAGCCAGTCGTCGTCGTTCATCAAGTCGCGGGCGACTTCCGGTGCCATGACGGCAGTGAAGTAGCCAGCACTCGGACGAGCGTTTTGGACTCGCAGGTTTGTGCTTGCGTCAAGGATATCAAGCGCAGTCATCGCATCGTCGGTTCCACCGACTGTTGCGTAGCTTGTTGCCGCACCCGCATAACGCTTCTGCTTGTCAGTTACGTCACTTCCCAGCTTGTTGCGTAGAATTTCGTCAACCTTCAAAGCGGCATCCTGTCCGTTTGTGATGGTTGCCTGCTCGAGATGGTTGAAAAGTTCAACCGCGCTCAACAGATCCGTTATTCCGATGACCTGTCCGTACTGTGAAAGCGTGGCTGAAACCGATTCTAATTCTAAACGCTTGTAATCTCCTGACGCAATTGCGGTTCCTTCTGTCAACGCATCAACATCAGTTGTGTCGGCTTCCGGGTAGCGGAAGAACTTGATGTCTTTGTGTCCACGCTTGGCCGGTAGATCGGCTTTATATGCAAACTGATCAAGAACGATATTCTTTAAAGTTTGCTCCAGTAGCTTCTTGTCGAAGTAAGTTTGTAACGAATTCTTAACGTCATCTGCGCCATTATTCGTTGTATTGGTAATTCCTGTTGCCATCTCTTATTTAATTTGTTGCGAACATCGCCGCCCCGGAATCATCTGCCTGTTGCATCGCTTTCATCAATTCGACCCGTTGTTTGTCAACCGGCAATTTGTCAAACGATTCAACCTCCAGGATGTTTCCGCCGGGTTGGCTTCCGTTCAGTTGTGTTTTCTCTTCGTACTCAGCGACTTTCTTCTGAAGTTCGCTGACCTGTTTTTCCAGTGATTCAGCCCGGTTGGCCTGGAGGTACATGGTCGCACCTTCGACGGCATCCGTAATGCCTTCGGGGTACTGCGTCAGGACGGGTTTGCGTTCAAGCAACTGCCCGACCATCTTGAATAGCTCACTATTCTGGTCGTTCAGATCTTTATGCTCCTTCGCCGCTGCTTTCCAATTCGTATCCCACTGGGAAACAAACTTGGCCTGCTGCGCCTTTGCGTCCTGCTCGGCTACCGCTTTCCTCGCCTGTTCCGCCGCTTTTCTTGCAGCTTCGGCATTTGAGTGATCGCCTTCATCCTCGAACTCTTTGGCTATTGCCTCGTATTCGTCAGGTGAGTAACGACTCTGCGCCGATCTTTGCTCGATCTCGGCCAACGACTCGGATTGCTGTTCCTTAAACGCCTTCTGCTCCGCCGCCAATTGCTCGCGCTCTTTCTTTAATGCCGCTTTTTCAGCATTAACCTCACGCCAGGTCTTGTTGGCTCGCTCCTGCGTCTTTTTCGCCCGGGAATACTTTGACGAAGATTTCTCCTCAGCCTCAGTCTTCTCGGGCTTGTCCTCCCCGGACGAATCCTCGTCCGCCGGTTTCTCCGGTTCTACTTCACTGGGTTTGTCATCAGAAACAACTGACTCCTGCACGGGTTCCTCGGCCTGCGGCACCGGGGCAATGTTCGCAGTATCAAACGCGGATACGTCGGCATCGA